ATGCTTGTTCAAGAATGGGATGATAGACCTGAGAACATATATGTGGAAGACGATAATGGAGACACAAGGTATAATGAAGAAGCACAGGATATTTTCAATCACTACTACGACAGCTTTGAAATAATAATTGAAACAGTTCAAGAGGGTAGAACAATTAAACGATAGGAACAATGAAAACAATGAACACAATGAGCGGTATGTTCGGACATATCAAACACATGGTAAGCAAGGGTATGGTAGACCTCGATGATTTCTACAATGTATCATATGACAGAACTGTTATCACCTTGCAGGGTAGATACTCATCGGACAAACTGTCTGACTACACAGAGTTTTGGTCATTCAATATAAACGGATGCAACGGTTTTATAGAGGGTACAGCAGACATTGATGGAGTAGAGGTTAAAATAGTATTCACGTAATAAGTTAGGAACAATGAAAAAGCAAATTGATTTAAGAAAAAGATGCGCTGAGTCTGATAAGATATGCGCTTACTTTAAGATAGGCTACCGACCTATTGATGATTGGAACGAACTGATGCCAATTGTTCAGTTGGTGGCGGATGAGATACTTGGATTGCATGATGGAAGCTATTGTGATGCTGATACACTAGTCGAATATGAGCATGGCTTTGTGAACTTACTATACAAAGATGTTACATACGTCAGGAACATTGTCTGCAATACAATAGATTGGATAGGCAAACAGAAGAGAACAGAAGTGCATGGATGTCTATACAAGCTAACAGTTAAGAATCTTTATAAACATAAAGAGTTAAGGGATGCGCTTGCAGATGATATGATACGCGATGTAGTTGATGGTGCATATGTTTGGATAGCAGATGGTGGTGAAAGTCCGATGGTGTTCAGTTTCTTGGAAGGTGAATGGGTGAACAATCATGGAAATGTAGTTAATGGTTACTCAACCATATCCTGTAATGAGCCTGTAAAAGAGATGTCAATACTTGACATGATCAAAGAACTTTATGAATATGAAGGTGAAAAAGTTGAACCTAAAGTAGTTAAGAACTATTTAATTGAACAATGAGAAAAGCAAGCGTAGACGTACAGAAATCCAAAGGCAAGTACCAAGTGTTCCGAGTAACCTTTGCTGATAAAAGGCACTACGATAATTGGTGGAACATGGTTGAAACCAAATGGGGTTATAAGATCATTGGCGTAAGGTTCGATGATGGAAACCCAGGGTTGGATAATTGGTAATTGTCAGGTAGATTACATTTTAATACGACAGGAACATTGACATTTGATTAAATAAAAATTAGAACACATGGAAATAGATTTAGTATCAGGTAACATCTACGGAATAGTAGACAACGGAGTGTTAATCTTATGTGCTTTTATTGGCTTTGAGATTGACGTAGTTATTGCAAGGTGGTTCAATAGAGCCACCAATCCATTCCTTTCAGCAGTGATAGGGGCGGCAATTGGAAATTGCATCAGCGACTTTCTAGGCGCGGTGGTTGACCCTAGCACTAGGTCAATGGCAATAGGTATAACATTAGGGTGTGTATATGCGCTAGTGTTAATTCCAATATTCAACTTAGTATTCAAAAACAAAAACAAGTAATATGAAAACAATGAACAGAAGTAAAGTGGAAATACAACGCATGATAGGTGCGTTGAATCTTGAGAAGACGATCATGCGGATGAAGTCCGAGATACTGCATGACATAGCAGATGGTAAGATACCTGCTGACATCATGCATTTTCGTGACCTACATGATTATGTGGATGCGAATGAGTATGGAGGATTCTGTGAGGATGGCAACCGAGTATTGGATTGTCTTCCTGCTGATCAGAAGATAGATGTACTTAACCATTGTCAAGATGTAATAGACTTTTGGTTGAAGTCACCTAATTGGTTTATTAAGTAGTCAGGAACATTGAAATTTGAAAAATGATAGAACAAAAGATATTTTCATTGGCTGAAATGCCTATGTATCAAGCGGTAGCTACAGTAATGGAGGACGGTAAGGTTTGGGTCAAATACTTCTTTAACAAACATGAGGTAACAGAAGGAGTTGACAATGAAGACCATCTTTTTGCTGAGTCTGTAATAGTTAAAATAAAAGACTACGTTGACCTTAATGGTCATACACTGTGGTCTTATTAGTCAGGAACATTGTAATATTGTAAAACAAAAACAGACAGTAAAATGAACACAACAGAGAACAATAAACTGATAGCCGAATTCATGGGGAGTTCAATCCTATTAGACCCCGACAATAAGGAAACCCCATTTACACGACCCGATTATGAAAACGATTGGAACGATTTGATGCAAGTGATTGAAAAAATAGAAAGCCTGTACAATGGCGGATTTGAGGTTGGAATTCATCATTGCTCTACAATTATAGGGCAATGCAGAAGCACCCCTTATGGAAAGCTTCATAATCAAGTAAATCTGTTTGAAATAACCGCTTCAGAAGGTTACAATTTTGAAAGAAAGATTCAATACACTTACGAAGCAGTAGTTCAATTCATCAAATGGTACAACAAAAACAAATAAAATGAAACGAACAGCAAAGAAAGTAAAGGACATCTTGGAGAATTTGGATTGGCAAGCAGAGTGGTGTCATCCTGACAAGTGGAATACTGCGGATGAACTCAGATGCACCACAACGCTTGAGGCAACGGAGTTTGACATTGAAGTGATTCAAGAGTATATTGACCTATATCTTGAAGATGTGGTTAATGAGTATAGGTATGACGAAGAAACTATTGAACTATATGATAAAGATGGTATGACTTTCCATATGCTACTCGCAACATACGTTGCCGACCCCGTGGCATGGGATGTGATCCGTAAAAGTAACGGAGACCTGTACGCTCCAGACTCTGCAACATTCACACTTGTAATACCTGAGATAGCATGAGAGACGCAATAATACTTGCGATGTACCTGGTGGCACTTAAAACACTTGATCTTATTGATAAACTGAAAAACAAATGAGAATTTTAGTAGCCTGTGAGGAATCACAAACAATAACAAAAGAACTTCGTGCATTAGGTCATGAAGCGTATAGCTGCGACATACTACCATGCAGTGGTGGGCATCCTGAATGGCATTTACAGCAGGATGTTTTTGAGGTGATCGAGCAAGGATGGGATATGATGATCGCGCACCCTCCATGCACATATCTTGCAGTAAGCGGTGCGAGGTGGTTATACAATAAAGACGGAAGTAAGAATGAGGATAGGTGGAGGAATCAAGCGGAGGCTTTGGATTTTGTACAAAGATTGATGGACGCGCCAATTGAAAAGATTGCTATCGAGAACCCTATCTCAGTCATATCCACGCACATCCGTAAACCTGACCAAATTGTGCAACCATGGATGTTCGGGGACAAGGCAAGTAAAAGCACATGCTTTTGGTTGAAGAATCTTCCACTACTTACACCAACAGAGGTTGTTGATAAGGGAGAGTTTATCGAATTCATCAGTAAGAAAGGAGTCAAGAAACGACAACCTAAATGGTACTTTGACGCATTGAAAGAAGCCAAGACACCTGCTGAGCGAAGGACTTTAAGAAGTAAAACATTCAAAGGAATGGCACAGGCAATAGCAAACCAATGGACAAAAACAGATGATAGTGATTGAGGTTCTGAAGGCAGGAACGTTGTTCTTTTTGGCTGTGTTCCTGCCGACAATTACAGTTTACACCATTATCAAACGGTTGTATATGACTATATTGCAGATAAATTTAAAACGAAAAATAAAAAAATGAAAGAAGGAATAAACGTATTATCACTGTTCGATGGAATGAGCTGTGGGCAGATAGCACTTAACAAATTAGGTGTAAAGGTCAACAAGTACTTTGCTTGCGAGATAGACAAGTACGCAATGCAAGTAACTCAACACAACTTTCCTGACACCATACAATTGGGAGATGTTCAGTTCGTTACCAAAGAAACTTTCGGTAATCACAAGATAGACCTGGTAATAGGTGGTAGTCCCTGCCAAGGATTTAGTTTTGCAGGTAAGATGCTGAACTTTGATGATCCACGCAGTAGGTTGTTCTTTGAATACGTCAGGCTTGTTAAGGATTTGAAACCCAAGTACTTCCTACTTGAGAATGTCAAGATGAAACAAGAGTCTAAAGACATCATCACAGAGTATATGGGTGTTGAGCCTATCGAGATAAACTCAGCATTGGTATCTGCTCAGAACAGGCGAAGACTTTACTGGACGAACATTCCTAACGTAGGACAACCTGAAGACAAGGGTATTGTACTGAAGGATATAATTGAGGATGGTATGGCAGGTGAGGCTCCTGTAAAACATACAGATAGAAACCGAAGATATTTAAAAGATGTCAATGGTAAATCATTATGTGCTTCCGCTACAATGTACAAAGGAGCTGGTAACAATGGAATGACACTCATACAAGTAGATGACAAACTCCGCCACCCAGAGGCAACTAAGAAAGGATACGCTGAAGCAGGTGAAGGCGAGGGTCTTGACCTTACATTCCCACAGTCAAATACACGTAGAGGTAGAGCAATGAAAGATAAGTCCAACTGTCTTACTGCGGCAGGTCATGAGATGGGCGTGGTAGTGAAGTCATACAGAGAGGTCAGAACTGAAGCGGCAAAAAAAGCAAGAAAAGAACACAGAGAGAAAACTGGTGAAGACTTCACACCATTCAGAGCAAAGGAACTTGTAGTAAGAGAAGACGAAAAAGTTGGAACGGTTACGCCATCTTTGAGTAACGACCATAAGATAAGCATTGAGAGTGACAAAAAACTTGTATGGCGCAAGCTAACGCCACTGGAATGCGAGAGGCTTCAGACCGTCCCTGATGGATACACACTTGTACTGGATGATAACGGTAAGCAGTTGGTAAGTGATTCTCAGCGTTACAAGATGCTTGGTAATGGATGGACTGTAGATGTAATTACTCACATTATGAAAAACATGAAACTATGAAGAAATACATAGCATATTACAGGGTATCAACACGCAAGCAGGGTGACTCTGGTCTTGGTCTTGATGCTCAGAAGAGGATGGTTCTTGGGCATGTCAGGAACGATGTCATACTTGAAGAGTTCACTGAGGTTGAATCTGGTACAAGCAAGGGCAAACGACCTATACTTCAAAAGGCAATTCAAAGATGCCAGGATGAGGGTGCTACTCTTGTAATAGCCAAGATAGACCGACTGTCTCGTAACGTGCATTTCGTTTCAAGCCTCTATCAGTCAGGTGTTGACTTCGTGTGTTGCGATATGCCACACGCTAACAAGTTGACCATACATCTCTTTGCGGCAGTGGCAGAGCATGAGGCTGACATCATATCTGAACGAAACAAGGCGGCTGCTCAGTCCATCAAGAAGATCATTGAGCGAGATGGGTTTTACATATCCAAGGCTGGCAACAGGATAACCAAGCTTGGTGGGTGTGACAATCCCAATACCGCTCCTGCCAACAAAGCATGGAAGGAGAAAGCACGTAACAACAGAAACAAGAATGTTGCAAGACCATTTGCTCAGGAGTTACGGAGACAAGGGCTTGGATACTGCACTATAGCCATGAGGCTTAATGAAGCAGGTTACAAAACATCAAGAGGAAAGTTCTATTACAAAACAAGTGTACAAAGGTTACTGAATGAACAAGGAAAGTAGAGATAGTTTTGAGTTCTGGTTCTATGTGATATACATAGGCGGACAGGTTATACCGATTATTTACTACATATTAATATACTGAAATGGTAAGAGAAAGAGATTTAAAGGAAATGGGGTTCAATAGAGAATACCCTCTGTACAGAATGGGAGACATTACGCTTTATGCGTATGATGATGATGACAGGCTCGATGTCTACTACATGATAGATGAGAGACCTATCGATGACCATGCATCATTCCCATATGAAAGGTCAATAAGAGTAAGAACAGTAGAACAACTAAAAAAACTGATAGATGAAAGGAGAGGTTAAATTGATAGTAAGGGTGGCTAATGACCATCCTGACGCTGAGATATTCAAGCGTCTCGGTAATAAGATAACACTGGAGCTGGATAATTATGATCACGCATTTGAGCTTACGATGACAATGCTTAACTTGCGAGGCTCCGAAATGTTTGAACACGGAGACCTGATGTTCTACAATAACGGAATACTGATAGAGATAGACAGATGAAAAAGGAAGAAAAACAAGCAATAATTGACATACTCAATCAATGGAGGGATATGATAGGAGTTGATGGCAGGAACGTTGACGTACTGATAGACAGAGTTAATCAGATATACATTCCAGAGCCAATAGACATACAAGAGGTAGATGTTATCAAGGCAGACATAGCAAACATGTGTGACCAGATCAAGTATGATGTCAAGCAGAATAAAGTACGTGGTGTTGATAATACAACGAAGAGAATGGCAATCTATAAAGCTTCTGAGATAAAGTATGGTAGAACGTCAAGTATGGAATGTGCGGTTAAAGAGTTCTTCGATAAGGACAGAACAACACTACTGCATTGGAGAAATAAATCAGATGACCTTATTGATATAAAAGACCCTATGTTTGCAACGTATGTTAGTCAATTAATTTAACACAAAAAGTGTAACACCGCAAATTGAAAACGAACTTTTAAAAACAAGGGATGAAAAAGATACTATTTATATTGGTAGTTGTTATGGTTTCTTGCGAATCACAACCATTGCCGCAAAAGCCCTACATCATTATTTACAAAAACCCAAATAGCGGAGCTTGTAATGAAAGCTATTGCAGGTATGAATACCAATCTGCCAATGGTAGAGTGATTTCATTCTGCGATTACGAATCAAAGTATAACATAGGAGACACGATAAAATGAAAACAAGAGAACAAGCAGAAGCGAGGGCATTGGAACTTTACCCAATTTTTGAAGAGTTTGACGTTGACAGATTGAAGCCACTCAGAGAAGCATACTTGCAAGGTTGGGATGAAGCTCAACAGGACAAACAGACCTGCGGATTCTGCGTTGAACCAGCTACGGAATTGACAGATGAAAAACATTCTGAAAGCCTTGACACCAAAGAGAATGAAGGTTCGGAGTTACCTTCGGAAAAGCAAAAGGACAAACAGACCTGTGGATTCTGCGTTGAACCAAAAGAAGTTGAAATGATTGAGTGTCCTGACTGCAACGGTGAAGGTACTTGGTACAACGACACATCAAGACAATGCACAACATACAGAGGAGATTGCTGTGGTGGTTGTGGTTATGATGTGGACTGCGATACTTGCAATGGAACGGGCGAAATTGAAAAAGAAGAAGAATGAAACACGAAATAATCCTCTGCAACCACCGAGCCAAGAAGGGAACACTTCAGGCGAAGAAGTATGGAACACTAATTATCTTCCTATCCTGGTTACTTACAGGAGGGATGGTGTATTCGATGACATTAATTTAAGACAGGAACAATGAAAGAAGAAGAAATAGACGAGATCCTTACACAGACAGTTAACGGAATGATGCTCATGGGAGTATCTGAACACTTTGATGGAACGCCACTGAAGATGATATTCTTGGGGCTTTCCTCTGCTTTGGCAGCAACATCGTCCGAGCATAAAGAGGCAAGTGATGACATGAAAGATTCTGCGATAACCATGCTGGAGACAATGAAGATGGTAATAGAGTCTTCCAGGTTCATGGTTGAGGTGGATATTCAGAATCAGATAGATGACCTGTTGAAATAATATGATTTATGGGATGGATTAAAATTGACAGAAACATAACCGAACACTGGTTGTGGTCTGATGAGAAGAAACTAAAGTGGTGGTTGACCATACTCATTGATGTAAATTACTCGGACAGAAGGATGGCATTAGGGTATAAAACTTACGAGGTGAAACGTGGTCAATCACCTAACAGTATAAGAACATGGGCAAGCATTTTTAAGACAGGAACGAAGTCAGTTGTAAGGTTCTTTGACATGCTTGAGGAAGATGGTTTGATAAGGAGAGGAACAATAGGAAGTGGGAAACACTCAACGACACTCATAACTGTCTGTAAATACGATAGTTACGACTATGATGGAAACGCAAGGGAAACGCAAGAGACAACACTAAGTACCACGCAAGAGGATACGCAAGGGGATACGCAAGGGGGGTACATAAGAAGAAAGGAAGAAAGTAAAGAAGGAAAAAAAGAAAGAAATAATATTAATGCGCCAAGCATAAATGAAGTGATAGATTATGTTTTGGAGCGTGGATACTCTAAATCTCTTGCAGAAAAATTCTATGCTCATTACACCGTAAAAGGTTGGGTTGTAAAGGATGGTTCTAAGATTGATGACTGGAAGGGTCTTCTTAATAATACGTGGTTCAAGAATAATCATAAAAAAACAGACAGGACAATACAATTAGATGATGGTTGTATATTTGTACCAATGTCTGAGGCTCGTAATATTGTGCGAGACCTTTCACCTACATCAATGCATGAGGCAGAACTCAGAGGAGAAGGTGATGAGTATGTCAGGAATGTGATGAATGCAAGAGTACAGTACGAGCCTTATGGTGATGCTTGGAAAACAAGAAGGTAATGAAAAAACTGTTTGAAAGAGAAATAAGTATTTATGAGAGTCTGTTCGATGTGGACTCCAATCATGTGATAACTGTAGGTCAGGCTCTCAGTCGCATCAAGAAAGGCAAAAGCAGGGATAAGGTAGAACATGTAAGAAGACTTCCTCATGGAAAGGAGCGTGATAGTGTTAAGAAGTCACTTCCATCGCCACTGTTCTCTGGTGTGTTCAAGTCCAGGAACGACAACAACATCATCTCATACACTGGTCTGATATGCTTGGATTTTGATAAGTGCAACATCAAAGACAAGATAGCTGAACTGAAAAAGAACAAGTATGTCGTTTCATGTTGGGTATCTCCAAGTGGTAACGGTGTGAAGGCATTGGTAGAAGTTTCCGAGCCTAACAAACATCTTGAGCATTTTGACGCACTGCTTGAAGACTTCAAAGACCTTGATCAAACAGGAAGAAATCTCAGCAGGGTTTGCTTTGAGTCGTATGACCCGAACATTTACATTGCCCGTAAGTGGGAAGTGTATGACAGGTTCGTTGTCAAAACGTATGAAGCTGTTCCTGTCGTAAACACAACTCAGAACACCGTTTACGAAAGACTCAAGAAGTGGATGGTCAACAAGGGTGAAGGATTCTTTGAGGGCAA